ACCAACAATTACTTGGTGGGCTGAGTTTGCCCAGCCGCCTGAACCACTAGTTCCAAAGCTTGCTATTGAATCACCAGTATTAGCTGTTATTGTGTGTGTAACATCTAATTTGCTTACTGGGCTTGTAGTTCCAATTCCAACACCTGTAGAGTCAATAACCATGCGTTCAGTTCCGCCTGTATCAAACCTAATCTTGTCCTCGTCAGAACTTTCTTCTACTTGTATTTTTGTATCACCATCAGCATCTTCAAAAGTAGTTACAGCTACATTACTAAATGTTACACATTCTACTTTTGTACCAGTAGAAGGAGCAGCACTAAATGTTAGTGTGCTGCCTGATATTGAATAAGTGTCTTTATGTTGAACAACACCATCAATCGTTACGAATGTTTGATTCTCAGATGAAGGAGTTGTACTTAATGCTAGAGTAGTATCTGAACCATCACCAGTCATAGTGTCTATGGTTGGAGCTGTACCAACAATACCACCTTCTAATTGGAAGACCTCTATAACTCTACCGCTAACTGGAGCAGTTGCAAAAGTCAGAGTAGTACCTGAAACTGAATAAACATTATCTGCTTGATAAACACCTTCTATAAATACTATTAGACCATCTTCGTTGGTCATACTTGTAGATAATGTAAAGGCTGTAGTTGACCCATCTCCTGCAAAAGTATTCTTAGCAAAAGTAGAAGAACTGCCACCAGAACCAGATGCACTAGAAGCTATAGTTATTGAGTCACTACTAGCATCCGTAGTTAAAGTAATGTTGCTACCAGCAACCAAAGTAAGCGTATCTGTGGTTGCATCTGCAACTACGTCTGTTTGACCTGATACTGCAATCGTTGAAAATAAGTTTTGTGAACCACCACCAGAACTAGCAAATGTAATTTCATCACCACTAGCATTGGTAGTGATTGTCATATTACTTCCAGCTACTAAAGTAAGTGTATCTGCTGCTGCATCTGCGACTACATCGCTTTGACCAGATACAGATATTGTTTTAAATGCTTCACTTACTGAACCACCACCTGTAACACTAAAGTCTAATGTACCGTCAGAATCTTCGTAAGTTACAGTTATATTGCTTTCTGTGTTACCAGAAACCATAGCACCTACGGTATCTTGTATAACTTCTGTTAAGTCTATATTTCCAGTACCGTCAAAAGAAACACCATGAATAGTTCTTGCAGTTTCTAAGGCTGTAGCTGTGGCTGCATTACCTGTAATGTCACCAGATGTTAAAGCTATCGTACCTGCTGATGCAGGTAAAACTACAGTAGGATTACCGCTAAAGCTTGCATGAGCAGGTGCTTGTAATCTTAAATAGTGTGCGTTACTGCTTTCACAATAAAAGTCTATGTAAGATTGTGTGCCACCGTTTTTAATTTTTATTGCGCCTTGTTCTATGACAACACCGTTTGTAGACCCACCGCCAACACCTAAAGAAGTTGTAATCTCTGTTGCTGCTGGCAGACCTATCGTTATTGTTCCTGAACTTTCAGTTACCTCTACTTCGTTAGAAGTACCTACAAAATTGACTGTGCCGCCTAAAGATATGGCAGTACCAGCATTTCCACCAGCACCAAACGAAATAGATGAGTTAGCTAATTTAGAGTTTGCAATAGAGCCATCTAGCATAGCGTTTGTAATTACACCTGAACCTATAACTAAATCTATAGTTCCATCGCCATCTTCATAAGTTGCTGCAATACCTGTTTCAGTATTACTAGAGAACATTGCACCAACTGTATCTTGTACTACTTCAGTTAAATCAATATTTCCTGTTCCATCAAATGACACACCATGTATTGTTCTTGCTGTTTCAAGAGCAGTTGCAGTTGCAGCATTACCAGAGTAAGAAGAATTTATTCCTAAATTAGTAAGTGCATTAGTTTTTTGTGTGCTTGTTAAAGATTGGTTTGCTACATCTATTCTTAATCTATTTCCTAAACTTGTTGCAGTAGTTGTAGAAAAATTAGCATCATCTCCTAATGCTGCTGCTAATTCGTTCAAAGTGTCTAGTGTACTAGGTGCAGAATCTACTAAATTACTTACTTGTGTATTTACATAAGTTTGTGTTGCGTAAGAATTAGTTGTTAGATAAGAAGCGACTCTTGCATCTGTATAGTATAAGTTTGAAGAACCTTCTCCTATATTATCCGTATCTAATGTTAAAGAACCACCAAGTGATAAAGACTGTGAATTTAAAGTAACAGAACTATTAGCAAGTTTTGCATTAGCTATTGATCCTGCTAATTGTGTATTTGTAACACCGCCTGATTTTATTGTTACTGCACCAGATGAAACATCAAAATCAGCACTTGCAAAAGAAGCTAAACCTTTATTTGATGTTGTAGCATCTTCTCCAGCTATTGTAATTGTATTGTTAGATACTGTAGTATCAATACCTTCACCACCAGTAAAGGTAACTGTTTCAGCTAAATTTACGGTATCGTTAGAACCTGAATCAGCAGCAATAATAATTGTGTTTGATACAGAACTGAAAGATAAAGTTCCAGAACCGTTAGTAGTTAAAACTTGACCGCTTGATCCATCTGAAACATTAAGTTGTGTGATGCCAATACTATTAGCTTCAATTAAATCAGATGGGATTTTTGTTAGTGCCATTTGTCTATTATATTATTAATCAGGTTTAGAAGGAAAAATTATATCTCCTATATCATCATCATCTGTATACGATAAAGGTAAATCTCTCAGTTGTTGTCTGTAAGTTGCCCACTCTTGTTTTTTGCTATCTGTTAATGGTGAGTCAGGCATTTGTGTCCAATCGCTTATCAATAATTTTTGATTACGTTTATCTCTTAAATATTGCATAGTAGTTTTCAAAACTGATAACTTGTCATTTCTAAATGTTGCTGTACTCATTAGACACCTAAACCATAAACTAAAATTGATGCGTCACTAATACCTTTATTGCCTGATCCATAGTCATCTATTGCCATCAACATATAGGCAAAATATTGAGAACTACCATCAGCGTCAAATTTATCAGATAAAGCTATTGAGTTTCCTGCCAAAGAACCTTCATTGAAAACACCAGTTTGCACATCAAAGTTTGCAGAATTTGAACTTTGATAACCTGTAGCAGAACTTGTTTTTCTAACAAGTAAAACTACAGCAGTATCTTCATCGCCACCAAAACTACCTAATGGCTGTCCTTGTGCAGTCACAATATATTCTTTAGTTCCAGAAAACGCTGGCGTTGTCCATGTTACGCTAGTTATCAGCGTCATATATTTGCTGTTGTAAAAATGTGGTGGATTAGATGCAAACCAAGTAGATAAAGTATTTTCTGTATCTGTATCGTTAGATAAGTTAGTTACGTTTATACCTGCTGTACCTGTAATGTTACCAGCAGTACCGCTTACAGCTTTACCTGCAACATTTAAAGAATTTGCTGACAATTTATCAGCAGTAAGATCGACAATAAATGCGTTATCAATTATTACGTTACCGCCAGAAACAGTAAAAGGTGCTGTTGAACTAGTAGAATTGTTTGTGATTTGAAATGTATCTGCTCTAAACTTAATTATAGATGTTGGATTTGTACCAGCAGAAGCATTAGATTCTAAAATCATTTGTGAAACTGCACCGTTAGCGTCAGTTTGTAAAACAAAAGAAGCTGCTGCATTACCTTGTAAATCAGATGTAGAACTTTGCAAGCTTGTTACGCTTGAGTTTATGTTAGTCACACTTGTATTTAAAGTTGTTATTGATGTTGCGTTTGCAGTTACGTTTGTGTTTGTAGATGTTATTGAAGTATTTAGTTGCGTTACTGCTGTTGCGTTTGCAGCTACCCCAGTATTTGAATCATTGACTGTAGACTGCAAGGCAGCTACGTCAACTTGTAACGAACCAATATCGCTAGTGTGTGTTGGTATGGTATTCAAAGCGTTGCTGACCGCTGATTCTAGTTTTGCTTGTGTAATTGACGTATCAAGAACTTTTGCTGCGTTTATAGAAGAATCTGGGATATCGTATTTAATTTGTACTGGACTTTGAGCATTTGTAAAAGTTACTGTAGCTGGTTCTGATTCAAACCCAAAAGCATTGATTGCTGATACTTCTCCTTTATATCCATCGTTGATTCTTATATTAGATAAATCAATACTTGTTTCATCTGTAATGGTTGTGTAAATAACACCTTCTACTTTTTCTGGCATTAGAACAAAATGTACTTTTGTCCCAGATGAAATGCTTTCATCAAAAGTAACAGTCATACCTGTTGTGCTTGTAGCTATAGAAAAAGCATCTGCTTTTTGATAACCACCACCAATGAATACTAATAAGTTTTCTACAGGAAATATTGGATCAAGTGTAAAAGCAGTTTGACCAGAAGATGTTTCTGATATCACTTCTATTTCATCATCCATAAATACTTCAACAATAGATGAATTAGGTGGTGCTGCATCAAACGTGAGAACTTTACTGCTAGTGTTAAAAGCAAAGGATTCTGGTGCTTGATATACACCATCTATAAATGGCAGTATGTTAGCTGTCGTAAGTCCTGTTAATTGTGTGTTGAAAGTAAAAGCAGTTGTAGAACCGTTACCTGTCGTAGCAAACAATTCATCAAATGGAAATTTTAAAGCAGATAAATCTTCTCCGCTTATACCTGCTTGATTAAATGTAAACGTTCCATCAGAAAAAGAATAATTAGAAGATGCTATATATCCTGCTTCTAAAAAAGACATAGTTTGATTTGATATAGAATCTCCTATGATTTTATAAGTAGTATCTACTGTTGTTGCTGAACCATCAGATGTTGCAACTGTTCTTTGTACAAACTGTTCATTTCTTACGGTAACTCTAAACCTCGATGGATATACGTTTGCATCTTCCCAGCTTAGAAAAGCTTGTATACCTGTTGTTGGGTCTTTATCAACAAAAGTTAAATTACTAGGCTGTACTACTGCTGTTCTATCTACAACTTGATTTGCGTAATCAATATCTTCTGTAGGTGGTGTAGCATAACCATATATATCAGCTTGATACTCAATAGCTTCAACTTCAATATTTAAATCAGTTCTAAGAGTCATTCTTGTTATTCTAAATTGATCTGGTGTACCGCCACTACTTGTCAAATCAAATTTACTATGGGTCACTCCTATGACATCTCCTACTGTTGCATTTAACAATTTAGGAGTACCAGTAAATTTAATTTGTCTTTGCCTTCTTGATCTAAATAAAATTGACTTAGCATGGTTGTAAGCAATCTGTTGATTTGTAACCATACTGAACTCTGCCTTTTCTTCTAAAACTTCATTACCATCATCGGATAAAAATGAATCGCTTGTTTCACCTGTATACACAACAGAATCTTTTTCATAGTTTCTTTGTGCGTTGTAAAAGCTAACTTCTACTTTGTTAAATTTTCTTTCTTTACTTTCTAAACTTAGTTGAAACCCTTCTTCTAAAATATCATCTTCATCAATATTCAAAGCTGCTGAAGATACAGTATGTTCAATATTTAAATAATATTTACTGTCTTGATAAGCAAATATGCCACGCATAGAAGCTAAAAATTCTTGCGAGTTGGTCATAATTGATTCTGATGTATCGACAACACCGTTAAATTCAAAACGTTTTTGCGTTTGTGATGCGCTTGCAGTAACAGCAGAAGTAAAAGTAGAAGCTACTGAACCTGAAGCCATGTTGAGTTCGTAATGATCTATGATGCCATCTGTCCCAGCAAAGTATGATTTACCAGTAATAATCCCTGAAGCAATAGATGCGCTGTTGGAATCATTTGTGATAGAAATGCTGTTACCAACTTTAAAGCTAGAAAAATTATCTATAGAAGCTATAGGTATAATTAGCTTGTCTTGTTTGTTGCCTGTCTGTCCAGATGATATAGAAAAGCTTGTATCAGATATTGTTGCTATCGTGTTGTCACAAACATTTGCTGCTGTTTGAAAACTGCTTAGATCAATCTTACTAAATGGAATACCTTTACCGTATTCTGTATTAGTCAAATAATCTAAAAAATTTATAGCAGGGTTTGATGTCCCAGCGTGTGTGCTAGTATCTGTTTGCCTATGTGAACCAGAGCCATTAGTTACAGTAGAATCTAATCTAGGATCATAGACTTTGCGACCTTCTACTTCTACTGTCAGTTCTGGTAAACCTCTGTATCTACCGTCTTGTTTGTGTTGAAAATGAGCAGCTATGTAAGCAATACCAGATAGTTTGTGATCACTAGACCATGTAGATTTATTGCCAGTACCGTCAAAAACACTTGTTAGCATAGGATCAGCAGATTGTGTAGCTGAACCATGATGCAAGTTAAAAACCATAGAAAAGTTTTTTGCATTATCTTTTTTACGTTTATTGTTTACTTTTACATTAGTGGTTGTGTAAATATCTAAAACATTATTCTTATCTGCTGTAGTTGCACCAAATAAAGCTGTACCAGAACCATAGTTTTCTGATCTGTCGTTTCTAATTATAAAATTGTCACCTTTGAATCTTGATGCTTTATCTAATCTATCACCGTCAATAAGAATAGTGTCGCCATGTATTTCTTCTACTTCACCTGCTGATAAAGCATAAACAACAAATAAATCTTTCTGATTTACTGTTTCTGCAAACACAACTGTTCCAGCTATTCTTCTTCTACCGTATAAAACAGGTATAGCTTCTCCTGTACCAAACTTAGTTACTAAAAGATTATTAGCTTTTCTTCTAAGTTCTTTAGCTTGTTTGTTAGCTTGATAAGCTTGTACACCGCCAATAACAGCAGTTATGATTGTTATAATTAACAATGGACTAACCATTATGGCTGACCCCATTCAAGATTTTCTCTTGTTCTATGTGCGTAATCTAAACCTCTATCAGAAGCATAAACTGCGTTTTGTGACTCAACTGTAAAAGTTCTACCTTTGGTAGATTCCCAATCTTTCCAATGCGATACTAATTCTATAGAAGCCAGAACTTGTCCTGCTTTTTCAACCATAGCTGCTGAACCTATAGTTCCTTTAAATATTTCATAAGATGCAGTAATAAGTTCTGTAGCGTCTAAAAATCCTAAAGTAATAGTTACTTCTGTTCCTACATAATCTTCAGCTTTTAAATTTGTACGCATAGCATCTGACATATTTTTTAGAAATACTGTTATATTAGAATATTCAATCTTGCCAGTTTCTTCTCTTGAATCTTCTATGTGAAGCTGTCCATCAGCCACATAAGTCTGAGAGTTGAATGCTAAGTTTTTAGAATGGTTTGTTAAATAAACAGCAGAAGAAAAACTAAACTCTGCTAAGTAAGCAAGTCTTATTCCTTCACTCTGTATTTGAGTTACTACAGAAGAATCTAATGATCTTGACATTAAATGACCTCTCTAACATCAAAACTTAAATTAAAAATACCGCTAGAATCAGTATTGTAAACTACATCGTCTTGTTCTAAAGCAACAGTAAAAGTAGGTGTTTTTGCAGTAACAGCAGCGTTATTTGATAATGCTGACTGTAAAGGTGGTTCAATAGTGACCGTAGAAGCACCAGAACCGTTACTAGAAGCGTCTGCGACAACCATATAAGCTTTGTTATGTCCTGCAAAATTTATGATGTCACCAGCCTTTAAAACGCCTGTAGTAGAGTTTGCAAAACCATCTAAATCTATAGTTGTATCTCCTACTGCGTGTGTCCCTGCAACAAGAACTGTATCACTTTGCGCTACTGCGCCTTGATTAGATAAAGGTGATGTAAAAGTAAAACTTTCAAAACCCCCTTTTTGTTTTGTTAAAAAAGAATAATATTCCATGAAGTCAGAACGCTTCATTGAAGGCATAGTAACTGTAAAACTAAAATATTGAGATGCAAATTGTTTGACTGATCTTTTGCCAGACAAAGTGTAATCTACTGTCGTAGGTCTATTAGACTTGAAGTTATAGATACTAGGGTTTTTAGTTGTAGGATAAGTACCACTCATACTAGACCTACTTTACCTCTCTGATTCATTGCTTGTGAAACTACAGAAACTAATAAATTTTTCTTTTTCACAAGTAATTTATCAAGACCTTCTGCATCCATAGCAGAAATGTTGAAACTAACATTGACTGGTGCTGCCATCCCATTGCTTGCTGCTAGTTGATCATTAGGAACTATAGTACCTGTTCTATTAGGTACAAATAATTCTGCGCCTTTTTCACCAACGATGACTGCTTTACCACCAGTAACAGTACCACCCCTTGCAAAACCAGCAGGTTGAGTGCCGCCTGTAACTGCGCCTGTTATAGCGCCGACCATTTTTTTAACTATAAATATTCTTATTAATTCTTGTATTACTGCTTGTGCAATTTTTTTAATTGCATCTCCTAACGATTGCATACCTTTATGAATATTCATAAAAGCTGTTACAAGTTCATTTTCAATAGTTGTTGCTATAGAAGTAAATGATTTACTTGTATCATTTAAATTCTTATTCATAATCTCTAACACTTGTTTGAATGCACCTTGTATTTTTGTTGTAGCATTCTCTATAGGTGTTACATCAAGTTCTGTACCAACTTTATTAAATTCCTCTGGAATCTCTCCTACTTTCATTTTCAGAGATTCAAGCTTATCAATGAGTTTTTGTACTTTGTCTGAAGTTTCAAAACCAATTAGATTGCCAATAAAGTCTAGTCCCTCAGCTAAAAATTTAATACCTTCTAAAGCTTTTATAGCACCTGACATAATACTATTAGCTATAGTGACTCCTAGTTGTCTAAATCCACCTGCAAGGTCGGCTGCTCTTACAAGCATATTAGTTAGTCCTTCTGTAACTGTTTCAAATACAGGTGCAAGAGATGCAAATACATGATCTCTTAATGAACTAACAACTGTACCTAATCTTGCAAAACTATCGTTGAAAGACTCAACTGCCCTTACCTGTCCACCAGATAAATCTTTACCTAATCTTCTAGCTTTTTCAGCAAAAGCATCTACAGTTTGTAAACCTTGACCTAATATTCCAGTAAGCTTTATACCTTCTCTACCAAACAAAGCTTGTAACGTAGCAGCCTTAGCAGAACTATCACCTAAGTTTTGTATGCCAGCAACTACTTCTCTTAATAAAACATCTTGTGATTTTATTTCACCGTTGTTATCTCTTATTGAGATACCCATTTTGTCTAAGAAAGGTTTTGCTTGTCCTATACCAGCAGTAACATCACCGATATTCTTAGCAAATTTTTCCATTGCCTTATTAAGACCTTCTTGACTTGATCCTGCTTCTACAGCACCAAGTTGTAAAGCCTGTAATGTTTCTACCGCAAGTCCTGCATTAGTCGCTGTCTTACCTAAATTATCAACAGATTCAAAAGATTTTTTTCCTAAGATAGCAAAAGCTGCACCTGCTGCTGCTATAGCAATAGATAAGTTTCTAAATTGTTTTCTAATAAATGCAGTTCTAGCACTAATAGTTGCTAAACCACGATTGATATTTTTGAATGCTCTTTGCGTGTTATTGATTGCACCAATAACAATATTAAGTTTTCCTAGCTTACCCATTTCTTTTTTCTAAATCGTTTCTTCGTTTAATGTAGGCATACCACATAGTTATTTCATCTACTGTCATAGATTCAATCTCACTAATAGTCTTACCGAGCCTGTCAGCTAGAGCAAACTGGGCAAATGTTTCAGACTCGGCTGCTACTTTCCCTCTGCTTGATCTGGTGTCATAGCACCAAGAATCTTTGAAGCTACGTCAGCAACAACGCCTACATCTGCACGATTCATTAAAGCTTGTTTATCAGCTAATGAAAATATTTTTTCACCGTCTGCATCTAAAGCTTTTGTAATGATTGCATAAACCATTACTTCAAGATCGCTGTCATTTGCCATCTTGTAAAGCTTTTTTGACTCTTGCAACGTTAATGGTCTTGAATAGATAACTAAAGGTTCTTCTTCTGTTCCCCATTCTTTGACTTCAAAAGAAGTTATTTCTTGTGCGTCAAAGTGAGCAACAACATTGTCTATCGCACCCATCTATTAGTAAGTTCCTATTGTTAATGCGCCAGACCCTTGAAAGCCAATTGTCATTTCAACTAAGCCATCGTGAGCAGCAGTTATAGTTTTTTCAGTAACTATTCCGCTTCCAGACAATTTATATGCTCCACTTCCTGATCCTTCAGGTGCTAAATTTAATGTGAATGAAGAACCGATTGTTAGTGAAACTTGCCCACTAGTATCAGTATCATCAAAAAATAAATCTATAGAACCTGAAAATTCAGTCAAAGTTGATTCAAAAGTTTTTGCTGAATCGCCCATTGCTGTAGATTCTGTAGTTTCGCCAGTTTCAGTTATTGAATAACTTCTAACTTCTGCTAGAGCATTAGAACCAGTTTGAACAACACCAGCTTTACCAGTAAATACTGCCATTATTTATCCTCTGTTTTAGATTTTTTATTACTAGACTCTCCTTCAAGAGTCCACCCATTTGCTTTGAGATTCTCAACAGCACTATCAAAAACTGTAATTTTTGATTTGCCATCAGGAGAAACCATTACATTCTTATCCATATTGCTTACCTCATAAAGCTGAATCAGGAGCAGCTTCGGTAGTTAAGTAAATTATACTAAATGTCATTTCCATAACAACTACAGGCTGATCTCCTTCACCATTATAATTGATTTCAGTTGATTCTAAAAAAGTATCTCTAGCTAAACTGTTATGAGTTACATCTGCTGCCATAGCTGCTTCAACTTCTTTTGCAATAGTATCAATAGTATCGTCAAAGTTACTTATAGCTTTTACATAAGCTTCAACGACTAATGATAATGTTCTTTGTAAAGTTCTGGTAGAACCCATCTCCAATAGTTCACCAGCTTCAGATTTTGTATAGATAATTATAGCTGGCAGTTTGCTTTCTTCTAGGTTAAAAACTCTTGATTGAAAAACGTTTGATCCAGTTGTTGATAAACCAGTTAGAGTAGTAGCAACTCTTTCTCTTATTTGTTGTCTGATATGATTTGCCATTATTGTTTTTCAAGAGTTAAAGCTGTAATACCAGTACCGTCAGGTTCTACGCCAACAACTTCATAAGTTGTAGCTGCTTTTATTTGTGTATCACTTTTAGTTGTCAATGCTGCAAAAGCTAAAGTATCTCCATGTGCAGCATTAGGCACATCTGTAGTTCTACAGAAGGCGATGGGAGAAGAACCTTCTACATCAACCGATAGACCCCCCATCGCGACAAATTCATCTTCAAGAATTACTTTAATAGTTGTTGCAGACTGTCCTGTTCTTGTATAAGTAGCACTTACACCATGACCAAAATCAGCGTCAAAATAACCAGCAAAGTCTGCATCAAATTCTAAAGCCATTACTTACTTTTTCTTTTTTGTACTTTAGGTTTTTCTGAGTCGTCTAAGCCAACGCTTCTATCTTCTTTTTTTGGTGCAGAAGCTTTTGCTTCTTCTGCTTTACCATAACTCATTAAGACTTTACCTTCATCTTCAGGTAAATCTATAACGTCACCAGCATATACTTTATTACCACCAGCAACAGTATCTTTTAAAATTGTGTATTTCATAATATTTTCCTTTTTTAAGAAGGGTGACTTAACGCCACCCTTCATTGTATCAATAACCAAAATAGTTATTAGCTTGCAGCTACAAAAGATACAGCATGACGTACTGCGACATCCATGCTTTGCAAAGCAACCACACGAACAGTTCCAGAAGTTGAAGCAGTAAATGGATCAACAACTATATCTAGTCCACCAAAGAAACCAACAAGTAAGTCATCAAAGTTACCAAAAACGTAGTTGTTTGCAGTCAATTGTGCAGATACAACTACAGGATAACCGTTAACTTCATTGTTTACAGCAACGAACTGTGCTGTACCTGAAGCTTTCTCAGTAGTTTTTAGTGTGCCATAGTTACTAGGGTGCATTATGTAAGATAATTTACCTAGTAAAGCATTATCAACAGCAGCAGCAGTTTCCATAGAAACCATTTCTGCAAAAGTTGGTGCAGCAGCACTAGAAAGTGAAACTGTATTTATACCACTTGTATTAGTGATACCAGTTGGGTTTCCGCTTGAGCCAGAGCCTTCAAGAGCAGCGTTATCAATAGCGATAGCCATTGATTGTGCTAAATCATCTCTAATTAAGTTTTCAACATCTAATGATGATTGAATCATTAATTGTCTAGTAACATCTGTAAATGCACCTAAAGTTTTTGGTGACATAGTTACAGAGCCGATAACCATTTCTGATTCACCAGCAGCACCACCTTCAGATGATATGAAAGCAGCACTTGAAGCAGAAGTTTTCTTAGGGATTTTTACATCGCCAGAAAGACCATTTAGAGTTTTAGCTAAAGGCATTACAGAAGAAGCATTTCTCAAAGCGTCAATGAAATCACCTGCTCTAAAATCTTGACCAATAAGACCAGCATCGTCAGATGCGTTTAAGTCCCTAGTTGACCAATTAGATAGAACTTCTGGTGGTAACATAATACCTTGTGCAGTTCTGCCATAGTGTTTAGCTGCTGCTTCTGAACATTCAAATTCAAATTCAGCATCTCTTTGTGCTTTTTTATCAGTAGGATTAGCTAAAGCATTGATAGCTTTCATTACTGAGAATTTACGCACTTCGTTTTTAGAAAGACCAATTTCAGCAGTTTCTAAAGGCTTGTCGTTAGAAATATTGTCTAACAAAACACCTCTAAATTCTTCAACTGATATGCCTTCCTGAATAGCCTTGTCAGCTAGATCACGTCTGTCGTGCTTGACAGCTAGATCAATAATTTCTTTTGAATTTCTTTGAAATTGTTCTCTAGCTTCAGCAGCAGATTTTTCTCTAACTTCTTCAAGGTTTATTTCATTCTTAACTTCGTCAGTCATTGTTTTTACCTCTATATTAGAAAGTTTGTTTTTGGAACGACCTACGCCAACTGCTTTTGATTGATCCGCAGGTACAGAAACAACAGACACTTCTAAAGGTGTGTGTTGAACTCTATACATAGGTTTATCAGAATCAGTTGATTTAACTCTTTCCATGTTGTTTATCTTATATCCGACACTTATATTCTGACGAATACCATCTCGAACATCATTAAATATTTCTTCTCCAAGTTTGCTTCGACTAAAGCGAACTATTGCTACTGCGCGTTTTTCAGAAGAATTTAATTTATATTGTTCAACCACTCCAATCTGTTTAGTCATGTCGTGATCTAACAATAAAGGTGATCTGCCACTAGCAATAAAGTCAGTTTCAATATCACCTTCAGAATGTGATAAGACTTCCATTCCAAATTCCCTTTCAACAGGTTCTTCAGAACTTACGCCTATTCTCACCCTTCTGTTTTCTTCATCAATGTAAGATGCTTTAGAAAGATCAACAGTACGATAGACAATATCTTCTGCAACTGATCTTCCTTTTTCTTTTTCTTCATCTTCATCGTAGTGATATGGTCTGGATTCCATTTCATCTTTTTCAGATTCATTTTCTTCCATTTCCATTTCTTCTTCCATACCATGATGTTTTGCAAATTCGATGGTGTAACTATCATCGGATTCTTCAACATTAATGATATGTCTTTCGTCTTTGTTTTTCATCGCTTTTTCCTCTTTGTCTTTTGATGATAAAGGATGTGATTCAGGCAATAAATCAGTATCGTGTTTACCGCCTTGAAATCTCCCATTCCGCAATGCGAAAAGGAAACTATTAACTCTTGCATACGCCCATTGTTCAGGTGAACTGACACTTGGTCTAACTGAAGCTGGATTGGTTTTGTATGCTCCAATCCCTCGTTCAAATACTGCAAGAAGTGTTCTGTAAGTTGTTCTTTTAGAAGCCACATTGCCGACTTCTTCATTGTGTTCTTCTACTTTTTTTCTAAGTCCTTCTTCGACTGAAGCAGAAACTTGTCTGTCTTGTTGAGCCTGACTTGCTGAACCAGATTCTTTTTGCTCAACATATTTGATAGCTTCTAAAACAACATCTTTCATTTTTTGTTCACCCAATGTTCCTATAACTCCCCATTTCATTTGTGCAATGACACCAGCAATGTTTGATGGTCTGCCAGCTTTATCTCCTGATTTGAATTGTGCGCCATCTTCAAAATGTCTGGCTGCCCAAGCTTCTCTTTCTTTGATCCAACTAATAACACCATCAGTTTCTTCACCGTTTCTAGCTTTTGTCCATAAATTAAATGATTCATTGCCTCTTATGTTACCGCCAGCTTTGTAGATATCAGGATCGTTTTCTTTGACACCAGCAATAAAATCATAATCAAACTGCGGATAATTTGAGTTTCGTAAACTGACTTTTTTATCTTCGTCTTTACTTGGAAAATCAGTTGCCATCATCTCCACCTTGTATGTCTGCTTCAACTGGCATTTTCATACCATAAGGTTGAAATGCAGTTTTGATTCCATATTGTTCAGCCAGCTTTTGTTCTCTTTCATGTTGTTCAAACAGTTCTTCAACATCTCTGCCATAGTTTGCTTGCACATCTTGAAAGGTAACTAGACCTGATTGCATACCGCTTATGGATGCCATCATTTCTTTTTGTGGATCAACCCATGAGAAACTTCTAGGAATAAAATTAGCTGCTAATGCAAACTTATCGTATCTGCTAATTGGTAAGGGTTGATTCGTTGATGGTGATGTAGATATTGCACCAGATGATATAGCCATCTCTAGCCACTTCTCAAATACTGGTCTAACAAAATGATCTATTGTGAATCTTTGATATAACCTATACATCTCACGATCTTCTAAAGCACCAGCACGAAGGGATGAATAATTAACCGAACTTAAATCGTTAGTTAAAGCATGATAAGAAATATTCAATCCTGATGCTATGCTTCTTAAAACTTGAGTTGTAAATGGTTCAAAAGCAGATGTTGGATGCGATGGATCAAACTCTTTGAAATCCATGCCACTAGGTAATTGTTCAAAAGTACCTGCTTCAGCATTCATTATTGGAACGTATTCATCATCTTCACCATCACCAACATATTGATCACCGTCACCAGAAACAAAGAATCCCATTTTGCTTGCAGCAGTTCTTGCTGCAACTATCTCTGCTTCAAGATAGCCATTTAACAATTTGATGTTTGCCATTGCAGAAGCAGTAAAGGGTACTCCCCTATTTTGCTCTGGTCTTTGTGGAATGTATGCGTGTATTAGTTCATCAGCATTTACTCTTAAATGTTGAGTAGTGCTTTGATGTGTATTATCAAACGGATGATTTTTAAATAAATGATACGCTACTGGTTTTTGACTTTGATTGAGTTCAACTCCCATTTTTATTTTATTACCTGATCCTTTAGCATCTTCGTTTTTCTTTTCGTCTAAATGATCAGCTTCTAAGAACTCAATCTTATATCCAAACTCTGAATCCCTTGACTTGACATGACGTACTAATACTTCACCATCTCTTGCTAAAGATTCAACAAATAACTTTTGACAATCAATAAAAGACAATCTTTCATTAGTTGTACAATTACCTAGCTTGCACCAATTTCTCCATTGCTGCTCTATTATTCTGTTAGCAACTAAATCAAGTGAACCATCATCGTTTCTTGCTTTCATAGAAAGTCTAATACCATTAGAACCTACTATGTTGCTTTGCATCAAATGCAAATATCTTTGTACATAAGAATCATTTCTTGCTAAATCTCTTGATCTATCTCTTAATAATCTAAGTTGATCTTTGATTTCTCTATCGGCAGATGTAGAAGTTTGCATGAAGTCAGAAAACAATCTGCCAGTATTTGCACCTTGATATTTTCTTATCTTTGGTATTTTTCTTTTTTTAGTTCTACCTGTTAATCTGTCGTACCAAGCCATTAGAATTTAACTCCGATTGTATTGCCTGATCTTTGTTTGTTTTTGATTCTTGCTTCTTTTATTTCTTTCAAATATTCAGCCTTGTATCTATTTTTCAAAGTCAGTAATTCATCTACAGACATTCTGGATAATGATCTTCCAGCAATAGAAAAAGATGATTGATCTACAGTTGCTCTATTTTCTATGACTGCTTCAATTGCATCTAAAACTTTCTTTGCATGACTTCGTAAGTCTGCATTGGTATTTGCAAAGTTTTTGACAATGGTAGTTCTGCCTTCGTCAATTGATACTCTTTCATTATCAGATGATCTAGTGATAAAGGCATACCAGATAAAATCACCATCTGCTAAAGATGCAGTTGTGCTTGAAGCTATTTCAACTAAATACGAATCATCTGCTTCTGTAGCAGCTATTGTAAATTTATGTGAACCGCCACCGCCAGAATCTTCGTGAAATTCATAACTGAGTGCATAAGAAGCTAATGGATAATCTGAAACAAGATCATCCCTTCGCCATACCCAGCGATCACCTATCACTAATTCATCTGGTTCTTGTGTAGGATAATTGCTACGATCAAATTGATTTGCCATAAGAAATAGATTTTTAATGACTATTATAAATCAAAAAGCAATAAATCTTTAGGTAAAAAAAACTTTAAATAAAGTGTAACTTTTACTTGCAACAACTTAAAAAATCATTAATATAATAACTGTAGCCAATGATGGTTGCACTAAACAAGGAGAAAATGATGAAAAAAATTAACGATAACAAATATGGAACTGGGTTTTACTACACTCATCAAGACCATATTTTTGTACCTAGAGCAAAATACATCAAACATAAACATTCTATGTATTACGCTGATGGTTCAGATATGTATGAAACTAGACAGAAAAGATACTATGAATGTGTTTACTCGCCTTTTTTCCCAGAAAGAAGAATTTTTCCTTCTTTATTTAATCTAACTGATGTTGATATGTACCAAAGAAAATTCATTTATGATCTTGAATATGTTAATGATGAGTTATCTTTTACTGATACTTCAATTAGTTCTTTAAAAGCAGCAGCAGATTTTGCAAGTTGGGTAATGATGTGCCACGAGATACAAATGGGATTAAGAAAAATGAGTCCTTCAGATTATCTTACTCATCTAAATGAAAAAAAGCTGCAAAAGCTGCATAAGTAAACCAAAAAAAAAGAGAGTCAGAAATGGCTCTCTTTTTTTATCTCCAAGAATTAACCCAGTTTGGATTTCTTCTGTTTCTGTTCAGTTTTCTTTTTTTCTGTATTGGTTTCTGATCTGTAGCTTTGTTTTTTAAACTTTCTAAATCAGGGTTCAAGATATAAAAACCAGCAATGTTATAAACCCATGTATCTAAGACTTCGTTTCTTTCTCTGATCTGTTTCCATTCCATGCGCTTTTGTCCTTTGTAATATTTGATTATTCTTCTTTCAGATGTTAATTGCTTGAAGTATTCCTCATCGACATCAGCAGGAAAATGAATGTAACCTGATCTAACTTCATCAATATTAAGCCATGAAAATAAAGTGTCTTTTGCGGAATCTGTACCTACTGGGAAAAGCTGCACTCTTTGTTTACCTGATTGCGTTGGTCTATTGGCAATTGGTTTACCATGTTGACTCTGCCCTTTGATTGCAAAGATTCTTCTTCCCTGTCTTTGTTTACAGAAAGCATAAACATTCTGAGTTGCATAACCTGAGTCAATACAAGTGATAGATATTTTTATGGTTCTGCCATCTTCTGTTTTGAATGACGATTTTAAATATTCATCTAGTTCGTTCCAAACTTGTAATTGGTTTGGATCACCAAACATGATTTGATAATCCACAACATACATTTGATTTTCTGCCGACCAGCCGACAACTTGCGATTCAATACGATCTGACTGCACATCAATCCCACAAGTCAGTAAGACAACTGGTTCAGGTATAGATTGTGCATCGTAGTTTTCTCTGCGATTAAGTAACGATTCGCTTTCTATTTCTTCCGCGTCAGATTGCCAAACCTGACCGAGTGAAGTATTTACAAAAACTCTTAATTGATCTGGATGTTCTTTTGCATTAAGAAATGATTCAACGACTTCTGACCAAGATCGCCAAACTGAATACAGTTCATTAAGATGAAAACCAGCAGTCTTGTAAGTTTCTTCTTCTGCAATCCATTCACCATTTCTAATCATCCATATTTTATCTTTTTCTTCTATGACTACTCCGCAATGTATGCAGACCATGTGTGCATCTTTTGCTTCATCCCATTTTACATTTTGCCATTCTAATTTCTGTTTCTCTTTGCAATGCGGACAAGGCACATGAAAATGTCTTTTATCTGATTCTTCCCAAGCATCTTGTATTCTTGATGCACCATCTATGGTTGGAGTTGATGTCATTATGATTTTACGATTGGCAAATGTCGAAGTTCTTTTGGTGGCGAGAGAAACTCCATCTCCCTCGCTTGTTGTTTCGTAACGATCAACCTCATCAAGCAAAACAATCCTACATGGTCTGGATGCTAATGAAGCTGGTGAGTTTGATCCAGTCATTACAACGAAACCACCAGCAAAGGATTTAGATAATATTGTGTTGCCTGAATCTCTAGCTTTGGAGTCTTTGATCTTGTGCTTTAAAGATTCAGAAGCAGCAATCATTTTTGAGAATCTTTGGGTACTCCATGATCTTGCCATTTCTAATGTTGGCATAACAACAAGCATAGGTGCTGGATCGTGGGCAATGTGATAACCAATAATGTTATTAATCATCTCTGTCTTACCAACTTGCGAAGAACTCATAATAACAATGCGTTCTAATCTGCGATCATTGACCGCATCCATCATTCCTCTTTGATATTCTGCTCTACTAGTTTTCCATTGACCAGCTTCAGCAGATGATTCGCTAGTCAGAACTCTATATTTGTCTGACCATTCACTTACTTTAAGCTTCTCTGGTGCTTTGAATGTCGCTATTGATTTGTGCCAGATCGAGTTCAACTGCTTCTGGTATGGGTTCTTTTGCAAGTTCATTTAAAGCTTCGTGTATTTCATCATTAATTAAATCTTCTACTTCTCCGTATTCTGTTAATCCTATAACTTGATGTGTGACTTTTGCAGCTATATTTAACAATTTTGACCTGCAATTGGCAATCATATCTTGCCAAAGGTCAATAACGTCATCAGTATCTATAAGTTTTCCTGATAATTCTGCTACTTCTAATTCTTTATGATCTGCTTGATTCTTTACAAGTCTTAGTTTTTCTTCTCCAATGTCACCTGACCCTGATTTTAGGTGCAATCTAGCTTTTGATCGTAAATAATTTATGTAAGCAATACGACAATGATCTTTACTCATGCCTTCTTTGCCTTTTGCTTGTGGCAAAACACCGTTTTTTACTAAAGTGCTGACATAAGGCGCAGATAAGTCTAAATATTCAGCTATTTCTTTTTGTGTAGCCATTTATCTGCCTTGTCCTCTGTATTTTTTGTATTGTTTGCGCTTATGTTTGTTTCTAGGGTATGTATTTCTGCTTGAACCTATTGATGTACGCTTGTTTTTACGTTTTTCTGGATCAACAGCAATGATTGTTTTTTTTTGTGCCATATAGTTATATTACACTCAATTCTTATAACTTGTGACTAAAAAAATACTGCGACTCGAATACACC